GTGTAACTGTTAATGTTAATAGACCAGCTTTTGCAGCAGCTATTGTTTCTAATCAATCTGTTTCAGATGATACTACAACAAAAGCACAGTTTGCATCGGAAGTAATTGATACAGATTCAGCTTATGACAATTCAACAAACTACAGATTTACAGTTCCTACTGGAGCTGATGGCAAATATTTTTTATTTTTAAGATTACAAATAGATAGTGAAGCAAATACTAATTTAGATACCGCTAAAGCTTTTATATATAAAAATGGTTCTGCTTTTAGTTCGCCTACTAATTATGGTCAAGGTGAAATTAATTTTGCAGCTAATCCACCAAGAGAAACTGGTGTAGTAGTTTCTATAATTGCAGATTTAGTGGCTGGAGATTATATAGAAGCTTATGGTGCATTGGAAGCAACTGATTCTTCTGGTGGACACTTTGGATCAATGAGTGTATTTAAAGGATACAAACTAGGAGCATAATGACAAGTATATTAAAAGTAGACACGATACAGGACGCAGACGGTAATAACATTATCAACGAAAGTTCTAATACTATTACTGTTGGTGCATCCGGAGATACGGTTGCTTTAGGTTCAGGTGCTTTACAAAGTAATTTATTAACTCCTGCTTTTGCGATGAGAGGAAGCGGCTCTACTCAAACTGTTACAGATAATACTTTTACTAAAGCACAACTTAATAATGCTGATATAGACACAGATAGTGCTTGTGATACTACTACTAACTATCGTTTTACAGTTCCATCTGGTAAAGGTGGTAAATATTTTATATGTGCATCATTAAATGCTTATACAGCAACAAATGACCAGCAGCTATTTGATGGTTTAATTTATAAAAATGGTTCATCTATAGCAAGTAATTTATGGCAGTATAGCACTGCAGCAAATGCAGGAAGACATAACGCATACAGCCAATCTATAGTGGTTGACTTAGCTGCTGGAGATTATATAGAATTATATGGAAGAATATCTGGCGGTTCAACAGAAGCTTTTAGGCAAGATGACAGATCCATGCTTTTAAGTGGATACAGGATAGGAACATAATATGGCATTAACTAGACTAGGACCAAATCAATCAGTAAACCTTGCAAGCAATGTTACAGGAACGTTGCCAGCAGCTAATGGTGGTACAGGTGCAACTAGCTTTGCTAAAGGTAAAATTGTACAAAAAGTTATTAGTAGAACCACTACTGCTGTAAATGTTACAAGTGATAGCACTTATGTGGATACAGGGGTTACAGCAACAATAACACCTACAAGTTCTTCAAATAAAATTTTAGTCATTCCTGCTATGGCTTTTTTACAATACCAACAAAACTCAGATCATAGAATGAATACAGATGTAAGAATAGTAAGAGGTAGCACAGCAGTTGAAACTTGGGGTAATGATGCAGGTACTTTACAAGATGTTGGTATAGGAACCTATAGTTATGATGGAAGTGCTGTTGCACACGCAGGTATTTGGTCAACTATTTATGAAGATAGCCCTAACACCACTTCGGCTACTACATACAAGGTGCAAGTATCTAATGTTAATAATAAACCACAGTTTGGTGCACAACATGGTGATAAAGCATCAACAATGACATTACTAGAGGTGGAGGCTTAATGATAAGTATAGCACAAGCAATAAAAGCTTTAGATGATAATGTTCAGTTTGTTGTTCACGGTAATCCAACTAATGAAGCTGAATACAAAGCAAATGTAAAATATATCTCTGGTTCAGATGAAAATAACTCAGCTATTTTTTCTGACACACAACCATTTACTTGGTCAGAGGTTTCAATAAAACAGACTGAGTTACAAGCAGTATATGACTCAGAAGAATGGAAAAGAAATAGACAAGCAGAGTATCCATCACATGAGGAATGTATTCACGCATTATTAGACGGTGGTGATACTTTAACTAAACTTCAAGAAGATAGACAAGCTGTAAAAACTAAGTATCCTAAAGGAGCGTAATAAATGCTCGGTCTTAGTTCCATATCCGAGCTACCGATTTCAAGTAGCATATTTGATCCTAATGTTTCAGTTAGCGTAACAGGTAGTCCTTTAACACTATCTATAGGAGCAGCATCAACACTAGCAGGAGCTCTTGTTAATGTAACAGGTAGTCCGTTAACAGCAGCTACAGGAAACGTAGTAATTAATGCTGCAGCTAACGTAACTGTTGCAGGAAGTGGACTAACTTTATCTGCAGGAAGCGTAGTAATTAATGCGGCTGCTAATGCGGTTGTAACTGGAAACCAATTGACGTTGAACACAGGAAGTGTTACATTGATCGGTAAAGCAAATGTAACGCCTGATGCAACACCTTTGACTATAACTGTTAAGGATGCAACGGCAATAACATGGAGTGAAATAGATCCAAATACTAATAGTGTTTGGGTAGAAATAGACCCGATTTAATATGGCATCAACATTTTCAACAAATTCAAAATTAGAGATTATCACAACCGGTGAAAAGGCTGGTCTTTGGGGTAATATAACAAATACCAATCTACAGATATTAGAGCAGCTATCTAGCGGATATCTATCTTTAGATGTGGCTTCATCTGACCAAGCTCTTGCGTTAGACAATGGTGCAACTTCAAATGGTAAAAATCTTTACTTTAAACTTACTGGAACATTGGCGGCTAATCGAACTGTAACTATTCCTAATAGTGCAGAAAGAATTATGGTATTCGAAGACGCTACTACAAGAGAAAGTTCTGGAAGCATAAAAACTTTAACCATTAAAACTGTATCGGGGACCGGGGTTACTGTTCCTGCAGGTGCACACTTATTAGTATATTCAGATGCTACAAACGTAAATCTTGGTTTATTAAATAAAGGCTATCTTACAGTAAATTCATCAACTGTTACTGCTCATACAGCAGTTGCAGGAGAACAAATTTTTGCAATAACAAATACTAACCCTATAACAATAACACTACCAGCAGCTGCTGCTACTGGAGATGAGATCACTATAATAGATGGTGGTAATTTTTTTGCATCTAATAATCTTACGATAAATAGAAATAGTCACAAAATAAATGCGGGAACTTCTAACTTAGTTTTAAATGTTAATGGTCAAGCATCGACTTTAGTTTATGCTAATGTAACTGTTGGCTGGGTATTGAAGTCAACTAACCAGTAGGAGTAATATTATGGCTCTTGTCGAGTTTCCTTTTGCTCCCGGAATAGACAAACAGGACACAACTGTTGGTGCAGAAAATAGATGGGTAGATTCTGACAACGTTAGATTTAGATATGGTCTTCCTGAAAAGGTTGGTGGTTGGTCATCATTAGTTTCAGAAACAATAGTCGGTGCAGTTAGAAAACAACACTCTTTTGTTGATCTAGATGGTAATAGGTATGTTGCACTGGGTTCAGATAAATTTTTACTCGTATATTTTGAGGGACAACTTCACGATGTTACGCCAGTGAAAGCTACGATTAGTTCTGTTGTTATGTCTGCTCAAGATGCAACACAAGAAGTATCTTTAACATTTTCTTCAGCACATAATTTAGAATCAGGTGATATTATTTTATTAGATAGTGTAACAGTTCCAACTGGTATTGGTCTAACTGATGCTGCTTTTGAAGATAAATTATTTCAAGTAACAAGAGTAACATCATCTTTAATTGCTATCGTAACAGGATCACAGACCACAACAGGTGCAGCGGGTGGTGGATCTTGTAGTGTCATACCATATGAAAAAGTTGGCCCTGCAGCTCAGTCTTATGGATATGGTTTTGGTATTGGTAATTACGGTGGAACAGTGTCAGGTGTTACTACTACAACTTTAAATGGTGCTCTTAATGCAGACACTGCCGGTACAGGAGGATCAGGTACAGCAATAACTTTGACATCTGTAACAGGTTTTCCAACTGCTGGAACAATAGCTGTCGGTAACGAGCTAATAACTTACACAGGTATAAGTTCAAATGATTTAACTGGTATTACCAGAGGTGCAAATGGAACAGCAACATTTGGTACATCAAATGGACAAGCACATAGCAGTGGTGCTACGGTGACAAACGCTACAAATTTTTCTGGATTTGGCAGTGCAGTAAATGCATCTACTGTAGTTCTAGAACCAGGTCTTTGGAGTTTAGATAATTTTGGACAAGTTCTTATAGCAACTATTGCGAACGGCAAAACATTCACATGGAATGCTGGAGCTGCAACACCTTTACTAAATAGAGCATCAACTACAACATCTGGTTTTGAAACAGGAAATAATCCTACTGCATCGAGGGTTACATTAATATCACCAACAACACGTCACTTAATACATTTTGGAACAGAAACAACTATTGGAACGACGACCACACAAGATGATATGTTTATAAGATTTTCTGATCAAGAAGATATTAATAGCTACACTCCATCTGCAACAAACTCAGCTGGCACTTTAAGGATTCAGGACGGAACAAAAATAGTTGGAGCCATAAAAGCAAAAGAAGTTATTTTAATATGGACTGATAATGCTTTATACACAATGAAATTTATAGGAGCTCCTTTTACTTTCCAATTAGATCAAGTGGGCACTAACTGTGGTTTGATAGGTAAGAACGCTGTTGTAGAAATAGATGGAGCAGCTTTTTGGTTATCACCAAATGGATTCTTTTTATTTGATGGTACAGTTAAATCATTACCATGTTCTGTAGAAGATTTTGTGTTTACTAATTTTGATACTACAAAAGGACAACAAGTTGCTGCAGGTTTAAATAATTTGTTTACTGAAGTCACTTGGTATTACCCATCATCGACAGCTACTTTTAATGATAAGTATGTTGTATACAATTATGGTGAATCTGCCTTAACTAAAGTGCCTGGTGGTGTTTGGTATACAGGCACAGAAGCAAGAACTAGTTGGATGGATGCAACCATATATCCAACTCCTTATGCTACTAAATATGATAGCTCTGCTGATGGGACTTTTCCTGTGATTGTAGGTCAAGATGGATTGGGGCAGACAAAATATTTTGAACACGAAACAGGGACCGATCAAGTTAATGAAGATGGTTCAACTACAACTGTAACTTCTTTCATAAAATCTTTTGATTTTGATATGCAACAAAAATCTTTTAAAGGGCCATCAATAGCTGGTGAAGCATTTGTAGCTGTCAGAAGATTTATACCTGATTTTAAAGATTTACAGGGTAATTCAAAAATAAGTTTAGCTGTAAAAAGATATCCTCAACAATCTGATACCACTACAACACTAAGTCCTTTTACAGTTGACTCTACAACAGATAAAAAAGACACAAGAGCTAGGGGTCGTTTTGTAAATATTAAAATAGAAAACGATGCTGCTAGTGAAAAATGGAGATTTGGAACATTAAGGTTAGATATACAACCAGATGGTAGAAGATAATGGCTAAAATAAATATAAGAATACCTGAACCAAAAGAAGATTATGATGTATCAAACCAAAAACAAATTAACAGAGCTTTGACAATAATGAAAGATCAATTAAATTCTACATTTTTGGATGAAGTAAAACAGGAGCAAGAGAGATTCTCTTGGTTTATAAGTGGCTAATATATATAAAAATGAATTAGTAGATCTAACTACTACAGATAATACCACGATATATACAACACCGTCTGACTCAAGAGCTATAATTAAAAGTATATTAGTATCAGAGGACGCTGGATCAGGATGTGATATAACTTTTACTATAGTAAATGCTGCGTCTGCAGTATTTAGCCTTTTTAAA